TTACTATCTGTAAATATTACATAATTACTATCAATATTCAAAGTATTTTTAAACCATTCCTTAAATTTATTATTATGTTTATTTTTTACATTATAATATCCTGATACACAGGTATAATTAGATTCTTTAGAAAGTAAATATGAATATTGTTCATAAAAATCTATTCGATAATTATTTATTTTTATATCCCATAATATATTAATTTCTTTATTTTGATATTTCGATAACATAATACCCCATATATTGAATGTACTAGGACTAGCGATAAAACGTCTAAAACGTGCCATTAAATATAACTCTTCATAATCTGTTGTATTTGTTGGAATAAATATTTTATCAGTATTATTTGCAATAGATTGTAAATCAAGTAATTCTAATGCTTTTGGAATATTATTGGAAAATAAAATAATTTTATTATTATCATTTTTAATAAATTCTTTAATTTTATTAATTTCATCTGGTGTATATATATTACCAAAATCTTTTGGTGTCCAATCATCCGCTAATCTAATATGAATAACTATATCATTCATTGTATTTAACATATTATCAGTTATTGTACTATCAATTTTCATAGTAATATTATCAGGTGGAGTAAATAAGGTTTGTAATTCAGATAAATAGGGTACAATATATTTTGTTTTTTGAAAATAACCACCTGTCATATATATATTACCTTCTTTATATATATCTAATTCATTCTCACTGAGATGTGTAAAATTTTCTGTATTCACATCGGTTATTGTTAATTTATTAAAAACTGTGTCATAATATATGGGTCTTGGTTTTCCATAACTGGCATATTCCGATTTTTTTTTAATAACAAGATTTTTATTATGTTTTTTACCATATATATAGGCTTGGGCGACAAAATATAATTGATTCCCCAGTCCCCCTACTATATTTGGAACAATTATATCCCCATTTGTGAAATTACCATTTTTAGGAGACGCTATATATATTATCAATCCAAAAAGTATAATTAATATTAATATAAATAATACTAATAACATATTATAATATATAATATATTATTTCTTATCAAATAAAGCCTTAATAAGTTGAACCGAAAAATAGAAAAAATTGAAGTTTGTCATAATAAAAATTGATTTAAATATATTTTAGAGACAAACCATTATATATATCAATATGCCTAAAGCGACCAAGAATACAAATACCGCTACATCTGCCCCCTCTGTTGATACTATTAAACAAGAATGGCTTACTGTAGTTAAGGATATCACTGAAGCGACTGATAAGCTCGACCAGCTCTGCAAGCGTCGGGATGAGCTTGTTAGCCAGCTCTGGACCCATCTTAATAAGGACCCTGCATCTACTGTTGTAGATGGAGAGGATAAGGTACCTGAAAAGGCGCCAGCAAAGAAGGCGCCAGCTAAGAAGGGAGCAGCAGCACCTGTTGAAGATGAAGATACACCAGCACCTGCAACACCAGCGCCTGCTAAGAAGGCACCTGCCAAGAAGGGAAATAAGTCTGCGACACAGGTAGCAGCGGTAGCTCCGGCTGGTGATGAGGAAGATGCGCCCGTGCAAACTCCTGCAAAGCCAGCACCCAAGGCACCTGCCAAGAAGGGAGGTAAATCTGCAGCAAAGCCTGCTGATGACGAAGAAACACCTGCCAAGGCACCGGCAAAGGGAGGTGCAAAAAAGACTGCCGCACCAGCTAAGGGAACACCAAAGCCAAAGCTTGATGTTGATTCTGAAGATGTAAATATGAATGAAGACCCAAGCTCTGAGGAAACGGACCTTGATAGTCTATCAAGTGTATCGTCTGAATCGGATGCATCGGGTGGCGAGGATAACTAATGCGTATACGTAAGCATATGCATTTCAATTAATTAATTTATTTTATAAAATATTATAGATGGATATAACATATGATGAAACTGTTAAAATTATCCTCCTTGGTAATGTGAGTGTTGGTAAAACAACATTTTGCAATGTATTGAAGAAAAAAGAATTTAATTATAATTATCATTCAACAATTGGTGTTGACTTTCATACCGTTTATTATAAAAAAAATAAAAAGTATAGATTTCAATTTTGGGATACTGCTGGGCAAGAAAAATTTAGGTCCCTAGTTAGTTGTTATTTTAAGAAAACCGATTTAATTATTATTATGTTTGATATCAATGATATTCAATCATATAACGATATAATATATTGGCGTGATTTTGCTTATATGCACGCAAATCCATATTCACCCATTATTTTATTAGGAAATAAAAGTGATTTGGTTGAAAGAGCAGATATCGAAAAAATAAGAAATTATGCAGATATGCAGAAAATGCCCTTACATATTATAAGTGTTAAAACAAACAAAAATTTTGATGATTTATTAAATTTAATAATTGATAATCTTCCTTATAATATTATGGAGAAGAAAGAAGAGCCATTTATAGCGCCTCAAAAACGGTGCTGTGTTATACAATAAAAATAAAAGTTGGTTGGTAGTGGCTGAGGATTTTAATTATTTCCTATTTATATTAATAAAAGTTGATTTAATATTATATAGAAATGTATTTTATATAATATTAAATGGAAAATGTTAATAGCATCCTAAAAAAATATTGGGGGATTGATAAGTTAAAAGAAAAGCAAGAAGAATTGTTAACCAGTTTTTTGGCAAAAAAAGATGTAGTTGGTCTGCTACCAACTGGTTATGGTAAATCATTGTGTTATATGATCCCTCCTTTGGTAAAAAATAAAGTTATTTTTATTATCTCGCCATTAATTTCACTAATGGAAGACCAAAAAGAAAAATTAGTTGAAATGAATATTCCGGTTGCGTGTCTTCACGGCAATAACCCCAATAAACAAAAAGAAATTTTCAGTATTATAGATGGAGAAATTAACATCGTTTATATGAGCCCTGAATATATGATTATGGGAGATGGTTTCGAATTGGCAGACCTTCTTATTAAGGAAGATAGATTGGGATTTTTTGCAGTTGATGAAAGTCATTGTATTAGTGTATGGGGACACGATTTCAGAGATACATATACTAAATTGTATCGTTTTAGGAAAAATTATCCAACCATCCCGATTATGGCTCTTACTGCAACCGCAACCGATGAAGTTATAAAAGATATTGTTAAACAGTTGAATCTGACTGACCCACATATTGTTATTGCTAGTTTTGACCGTCCAAATATTTATATGAAATGTAAAACGGTTAAAAAGTTTGGATTTGAAATGTTGGAAGAATATATTGAAAAGTACGAGGGACATAAAATGATTGTCTATATGAATAGTCAAAAAGAGACCGTTGATTTGTCCAAACAAATAAATTCAAAATATAAAAATCTTTCTGAGGCTTATCATGCAGGGATGATGAAGAATGTTAGAAATAATATTCAAACTAAATTTAACTCTGGTAAAATTAATATTATTGTTAGTACAGTGGCATTTGGTATGGGGATTGACCAAACAGTCCGTTGTGTGGTTATTGTGGGGTCTCCTAAATCGGTTGAAGAATACTATCAAATGATTGGGCGTGCTGGGCGAGATGGGGAGGCAGCTGAATCTATTTTATTCTTCCAATATCAAAATATTATTATCAATAAGAGTATGTTGAAAAAATCTGAGATGGAGGCAGAAGTAATGGATAGTAAAATAAATTGTTTAAATAAAATGGCTAGATATGCCAGTACAATGATTTGCAGAAGGAGATTCATCTTGGAGTACTTTGGTCAATTAACTAAATTTCATTGGTGTGAGTATTGTGATAATTGTTGCGAATATGATACTATTGATATGACATCTAAAATGATTGATATTCTATTTAATAAAAAGAAAACGGATATTCTTAAAAAGAGCGAACTAACCGCTGCAGTTAATGGGGATTTACTGTTTGAACGAAACGGACACTATATACCAACTATGAGTTTAAATGAATGGAAACGTAAAATAGAGGTAAATAAATATAATATTAAGGGGGTGCCTAAGAGATACCGGCTAATGTGTAGGAAATAAAATGTTTTAAAGGTAATAAAATTTTGATTTAAAAAAATAAATATATAGTATATTAATATATAGATCCGTTCCCATTTGAGGAAAAGTTCTATATATTTATAAACCAAAAAAATTGATAAATAAACATATTGGCGACCTATCCCATAATATATCTTGTAAGTCTACAAACAGCATTTCATCTGAAATCGCCTTTCAAGCAATTATGAATTGTAGATAGCACTTATCCGAAGGATATTTTGCCTAATAATGCTACTTTGGCCGAGTGGTTAAGGCGGACGACTTAAGATCGTCTGGACAATGTCCGCGCAGGTTCGATCCCTGCAGGTAGCACAATGGCTTTGCCATAAATATATTCCGAAAGGAATTATCCTACTAACAGCCTAACATTTAAACAATTTTAATGTTAAAACAGTAGGATGCAAACAATGCCTCTTTAGCTCAGTCGGTTAGAGCGCGGTACTTATAATGCCGAGGTCGTGGGTTCGATCCCCACAAGAGGCACTGGGATAAATCCATAAATCTACAAACAGCATTTCATCTGAAATCGCCTTTCAAGCAATTATGAATTGTAGATAGCACTTATCCGAAGGATATATTGCCTAATAATGCTACTTTGGCCGAGTGGTTAAGGCGGACGACTTAAGATCGTCTGGACAATGTCCGCGCAGGTTCGATCCCTGCAGGTAGCACAATGGCTTTGCCATAAATATATTCCTCCTGGAATATATCCTACTAACAGCATTTGAAAGATGTTTACAAAAAACAGTAGGATGCATAATAATAAATCTTCTAACAGCATTATCATATTAATTGATAAATAATTATGGAAGATAGCATTACCCGAAAGGGTAAATTGCCTCTTTAGCTCAGTCGGTTAGAGCGCTGTACTTATAATGCAGAGGTCGTGGGTTCGATCCCCACAAGAGGCACTCCCAAAATGGGAAACACACTTATCTATCAACAGCAAACCATATAGTAAATTGCCTTTCATAGCAATTGGTTAAATGATAGATAGCATTAATCCGAATGGATAAATTGCCTAATAATGCTACCTTGGCCGAGTGGTTAAGGCGGACGACTTAAGATCGTCTGGACAATGTCCGCGCAGGTTCGATCCCTGCAGGTAGCACTTATATATAATCGTTCCCATTGAGGAAAACCACACGCATTACTTTATAAAATTTGATATAAATACATATTATTTAATAAGTATTTATATTAATATGACAACCAAGAACGTCTCACCATTACGCTATCCAGGAGGCAAGACTCGGGCTTGTAAAATTTTGGATCAGATAGTTATTGATAATTTTGATATCGATAATATAAATAATATTATATCGCCATTTTTTGGTGGTGGATCTTTTGAATTCTACATGCAAAATAAATATAATATGAATATTGTCGCAAATGACAAGTTTCATCCATTGTATTGTTTTTGGAATCAATGTAAAACAAATAAAGATGAATTATGTACAAGACTATATAATGAACCTATAATTAAAAAAGATATATTTACCAATTATAGAAATACTATAATTAATACAAAAGATGATATTGATATGGCAGTAAAGTATTTTGTTATCAATAGATGCTCATTTAGTGGTGCAACTTTATCAGGTGGTTTTTCGGAAGAAGCATCTATTAAACGTTTTACAAAATCATCTATTGATAGAATTAATAAGTTAAATTTGTCTAATTTTACAATTTCTAATATGGATTTTAGTGATTTTATAAGAAATAATAATGATGGTCTAATATTCTTAGACCCACCTTATTATCTAGAAAAACAATCTAAATTGTATGGGAATAATGGAGATATGCACGAAAGTTTTAATCACGAACAATTATATGAAACAATTAAAGATTATGACCAATGGATTATGACTTATAATAATTGTGATTATATAAAAGAATTATATAGTGATTATACTATAATTGATGCCGAATGGTCATATGGTATGAATAAATCAAAGAAATCATCCGAGATTGTCATTATTAATTTATTATAAAGCCAAACTAGTAATTATAACTATGAGTGCCAATATAATAAAAACAACTGATGATTTCAAAACGTGGTATCAGAGTAAAAGCCCTACATTAAATACTAATATGAAAAATATATACATAAATGATAATGATAAAAAGCCAGAATGGATTTTTTGGTTTTATTATTCTCATGGTGGAATAACGGATCTTGAAATAATAAGTATTATGAATATTTATCCGGATGACAAAGATGAAATTATAAATAATATAATTAATGAGCAGAAAACAAAAGATATATATAATAGTTATTATGAAACATATACATATGTGTGCGGTGCAATTCGCAAGTCTGCACTTGCGAATTGCACCGCACACATAACTGGTTATATTGCTACGCAATAGACAAGTCAAAAGTGCAGATTGCACTTTTGAATTGCGCACACCACATATATATATGTTGGTAAAATTATCCCAGATTTATCATTCAAACAACAATGTTTCCATATCCAATTATTTTTAAACAAGAAAAAATATATAAAACCAAAAATTAACAGTTATTGTTATAGTTTTGATATTTTTAGTCGGTGTTATATAGACCCTACTTACGAAATTTATAAAAATAACATTATTGATTTATCTAACAATTATATAAATAAATTATATCACTATAGCCATAAAATAATTCCGCCATTTGTGTGCAGTGCAATTCGCAAGTGCAGACTTGCGAATCAGCAAACATAACTGGTTGCGATAATTCAAAAGTGCAGATTGCACTTTTGAATTGCGCACACCACATTTAATCATTATATAGTGAATAATTTTAAGCGACCTAAATTAATAATATAAAAGACCAAGTGCGCGTCATAATAGGCACACCACATATGTGTGCGGTGCAATTCGCATGTGCAGACTTGCGAATTAGCAAACATAACTGGTTGCGACAATTCAAAAGTGCAATCTGCACTTTTGAATTGCGCACACCACATATAATAAAAAAATTGAAAAATAAACTGTTTGAAGATGTCTCTTATTATATAGCTATTGTCCATCAACTGCAATCTCCTTTGCACTTTTAGCCGGAGGTCGTGGGTTCGATTCCCACTAAGGAGCAATCCTTATAGCTCAATGGTAGAGCAACGTATCACGATGGACAGCACCCAACGCATAGCATCTAACAGCAATTCAAACTGATATTTTGAATCAAATACAGATGCTAGCAAACAACGCATTTTCTACTAACAGCAATTTCTCTTGCCCTTTCAGCCGGAGATGCAGGTTCGAGTCCTGACATCCGAGGGAGGTCGCACCCCTTGGTATAGTTCAATTGGTAGAACAACGAACTAAAGTAGAAAGCACCAAACGCATATCATCCAACAGCGAACCATTTCAACTTTGCCTTTCAAGCAAAAACAAATGGATGATAGCAAACAACACATCTAACAGCAATTCAAAACGATATTTTGAATCATTGACAGATGCTAGCAACCAACGCATTTTTCCACTAACAGCAATTTCTCTTGCATTTTCAGCCGGAGGTCGTGGGTTCGATTCCCACTAAGGAGCAATCCTTATAGCTCAATGGTAGAGCAACGTACTAAAGTGGAAAGCAAACAACGCATTCTTTTAAAAATCATAAATGTACCGTTTACGATATATTAATGTACGGGCTCTCTTCTGGTCTGCGAATGGCGCCGGACACAAATAACATTTAATTTGTGGTTTGTCGTACATTTGTGGTGTGCGCAATTCAAAAGTGCAGATAGCACTTTTGAATTATCGCAACCATCTTTGTTTTCCGTGAATACAATTCGCACTTGCGAATTGCACGGAACACATTTGTATTATTTTAATAAAAATTGATAAATATAAACACTATATAATGTTTATATTTTCTAATGGATTCACATGATGAACATCCTATTAATTCAACAGATTGTGATTGTACTATCATATTAGGTGAAATGAGAATCGGTGAGGCGGGTCGCACAAATACGGTTGTTAGTGAGCCAAACGGAGAGCAACTTGATAGGAACATAATTGCTTCACTATTGGCAGAAAATTCTATTACGGTGCGCACATATGCAAGACATTAATCGCGAACAACATTCTTTAATTTCTTTATGCAATTGTAAATTAATAATTTTATTTGGTTTATCTTATAGCTCTTATAATTATCATAAGTTTTATTATTAATTTTGAACTTTTCTTCATCATCCAAGCGCTCCCTTAATTCTTCTAATTTCTTGATTGTATTTTGGTCTAGTTTATTTCTAATATTATTGTCATTCTCTTGATTGATAATCATTTCAATATTGTCCAAGTGTGCCTCTATCATATCCTCAATAACGGTATTTCTATCTTGGGCAATAAACGTATCGCCATCGTATGTATAGGCAATACCATTATTGAGGTTATTTATCATGATGTTTTGTAATTCGGGCTTTAATTTATTTAAATGAACCATTTCAATTGATTGCTCTATGCTACTGAATTTCTTATTGCATATTTTTATCATTTCATCAGTTGATAATACTTTTGACAAGTCCTCATCACCATACTTTATTATGATGTTATTTATGGTACCATTATTAGTTGTATTATTGGTATTATTTATAGTCTTATTATTTGATTTCAGTTTATGCATTTCTTTTTCTAATTCTATATTTTTGTTTTCAAGTTCATTAATCTTTTGTTGAAGACTTTCTAATGATAGTCCTGTTTTTTTATATGTGCATTTCCTCATATGTTTTGTTTTACTTTGTCTATGTTTATATACGTTATCACAGTAATTACATTTAAATATATTAGTCGTATTATTACCTGTGTTTTGTATTTTTTCATTGGCTTCATTGGCTTCTTTTATGGCGTTCTTTGGCTTCCTAAGGGTTGATGTAACATTATGCATATTCCTTGAATGATTACATAAAGATGACATTGATGCATAATCTTTTTTACATATTATGCACTGGAATTTACTTTTTACTTCCATTATATTATAATATATAAAAAGTATTCTTTAATGAATTTATAATAGTAAATTTGGCACGTGAATTATAAAGAGAGAATGGGGTAGTTAAAATAATAAAAATTTTACATATTTAAAATTTTATAAAAATCTTTGTAAAAAATGTATTTTTATAAAATTTATACTATTTTTATAAAAATATTTTTAAACGAATTTATTTATATTATAGGATTAAATTGCTTATTTAGATATTTCTTCATAAATTCAGCCATATTTTTTGACCCCATAGACCTATTACATAGAGAACAAATTGGACGCAGATTTTCAATCGTATCTGGTCCTCCTTTTGATATAGGAATTACGTGTCCACATTCAAAGTGCTTACTGTCTATTTCGGTATTACAACAAAAACAATTACCAACACCTTTTTCTTTACCTATATAGACATCCCACGATTGATTTTTGAGTAGTTTAGGGACGTGCTTTTTATTCTTGATTTTTATATTTGTAGTATTAGCTTCTGTATTTTCTATTATTATATTTTCAGTTTGAGGTATTTTGTTTATGTCATTTAATTTCTTTTCTAAATTATTATTTTTACTCGTTAATTCAATTATTCTCTTCTCAAGTTCATTAATTGTTGTTAATATAGTTTTCCCTTGACATGTTTTTAAATGTTTTGTTCTACTTTGTTTATATTTATATGCATTATCGCAATAATTACAGTTATATTTATTTATCGTATCAATGGGTTTAATATTATTTTCTTCTATTTTGACAGACTTATTATTTCCTGATATTATTTTGATTTTTTTATTTTTAGCTAATTTTCCAGTAGGTGTTAAACCATGTATATTTTTCGTATGATTACATAATGATTGATGTGTCGCATAATATTTTTTGCATATTGTACATTGAAATTCACTTTTTTTCACCATTAAATAATATATGCATCAACCCTTTAATTTATTTCCCTATTATAATAATGAGTATATATATATCACAAGATGAAGTAAAAAAAATACTTTTAGATGATATGTTATTTAGTATAACTGGTATACAAATCCCGCTTAGACCTTGAAAAGGCTTAGCCTTTTCACAGCATTTTTGAAATTCAAAAATGACCCGTAAGAAATGTCCCAAAAGTAAATTATAATGAACAACTATTAAGCCCAAGAAGTGAAATGTTATTAGATTTATTAACACCAATCTCAAAAGAAAAATTAAGAAAACAATTTATTATGGATGATATGGAAGTTATTAATATGGAGGAAGATGATACTGACCCATTATATAGTTATTTTGAATCAACAGAAATTGGCGTGTATATGGAATTTTGGATTTGCCATAATATAAAATGCCAATGTGGTGGTAAGTTTATGAAATATATAAATGTAAATAAACCGATTGTTGATATAAGATGTATTAACCCAGCTCACAAGTTAGAACACGGTCCAAAATATTATCAAATAAAAAACAACATTATCTGGTAGTGTTTACAATGGTTATACTTATTTTAGTTCTAAAAAACAATATATATTCGTTGGCTCAAAAAGAAAAGGATATTATGCCCATTATTTAAAGCCAACAGATAATTTAGAAACATTAATTGGCTATATGTGGTGTGCGCAATTCAAAAGTGTGGAACACACATATGTGTATAGAATATGACAAAATAAATGATACAACAATTAAAATAAATTTAGACAGGTCATTTATTGTTAGCCCAAATATGACAAGTAAAATAGATGATTATTTTTATAAATATATAACATTAAGTGGGAATGATGCCGTTTTATATAATATTAATATGTGCAATATATACACTTTAAGACAAATATATAACGACACCAATATAATTAATACCACACACAAATATGACACAATAATATATAATAAAGATGATATATTATTGGCAATCAAGTTATTTAATAAATATTATAAATATAAATTAAAATATTTGGCATTGAAAAATAATTTATAAATCATTATAACTATAACTATGCAAGCAATTATTCAATCATATAGTTTACAAGGTAAAAGAGAATCTAATGAAGACCAACATATTGGTGTATTGAATATTAATAATGAAAGTAAATTAATAAACCCCGTTAACTTTATCGGGGTATTTGATGGACACGGTGGAAAACTAGTATCAAAATATTTAAAAATGAACTTGGCGAAATATGTTTTAAAAAAAACAAATATAAATATCTATGACCAAAAAACAAATGTAACATCTAGATTTTTTGGTAAGTTATTTGATAAAATCCAAGATGATTTATGTAAGGCTCATCCAGTAGCCGTTAAACGATGTGGTTCAACTGCATTATGTGGTGTCATGTACAAGGATGCCAAAAATAATAATAATTTATGGCTCGTTAATGTTGGCGACTCTCGGGCTGTTCTTTATAATGATATGAAAAAAGCAATCCAATTAACGAAAGATCATAAACCACATCACACCCCCGAAAAGAAAAGAATAGAGGCAATGGGTGGGAAGATTAAATTTGATGGGGTTGATTGGCGAGTTGGTGATTTATCTTTATCTCGTGCGATTGGAGACCTTGATAATACCCCATATGTAACTCATAAACCGGAATTATTTCGTTATCGCCTCAGTAAGAATGATAAATTTGTTATCTTTGCGTGCGACGGTTTATGGGATGTTGTAAGTAATACTGAAGCAACTGACTTTGTGAGAATGTTAAAAGATGGACGTTATACTGGTAATATCGCAAAGAAATTAGCAGAATACGCAATACAAAAAGGTTCATATGACAATGTGACAGTTAGTATATTGTTTTTATAAAAATAAAATCTACTTTATTATAATGCTTAGTATTATAATAAAGTAGATTTTATTTTTATTAATAACTTTTAAAATATTTATTTTTCCAGAGAGATTTAATAATATGGAAATATTAGATTTATTAACTGTATATCAATATGATGATAAAATTAGATTAGGTGCTAATACAGATGGTGGGTATGTAATTGGTAATATTATGAATGTTAACTATGATTGTTATTTATCGTGTGGTGTAGCTGATGAAGAATCATTTTCTCGTGACTTTATTAATAAATATAATATGAATGCAAATAATAGTTTTGCATTTGATGGGTCGATTGAAAAATATCCTACTAGATTCACTGATAAAATAACTTTTTTTAAAAAATATATTAGTAATCTAAATGATGAAAATAATACAACTATGGAAGATATAATATTAAAACATAATAATATATTTATGAAAATGGATATTGAAGGTGGTGAATATCCTTGGTTCGAATATATTGATACTAGTTTATTAAATCGCTTCAGTCAACTTGTTATTGAGTTTCACGATATAAATGAAACTAAACATATTGATCATCTTAAAAATATATTGACTAAATTAAATACCTATCATTATATTATTCACGCACACGGTAATACATGTTGCCCAACAACGAATAATATTCCGAATGTTATTGAATTAACATTTATTAATAAAAAATATTTTTCAATAAAACCTGTATTAAATACTCAAAAATTACCAGTGAATGATTTAGATTTCACAAATATACCAAATAAACCTGAAATTAATTTATCATTCAAGCCATTTGTTAATAGTTAATCGCTATAAATAACTGTTATAAATAATAATTATCTATAATTATTATTTATGCCAATAACCACCAATCAATTATTTTTTTATTGTTGTGTAGAAAATAAAATAGATGATTTGTTAATATTATTAAAAACTCATAATGTTGATATTCATTATAAAAATGAAGATGCATTTATATCTGCATGTCGTAATGGACATTATGAAGTGGTACGAATTCTCACTACCATATATAAAAAAGATAGACGTTATAATTATATTAATATTAATGCTTGTAATGAAGCAGCATTTAAATATGCATGTGCATATGGACACATTAAAATAATTCGTTATATCACATCATTATATAGAATTGATAGTAATTATGATAAAATAAACATTCACGCTGGGGACGAGTGTGGATTTAAGAATGCAATTAAATATATGAATTTTGGTGTTTTGTCATATATTCTTAAATTATATAGAAAACCAGGATATAAACCACTTAATATTATATATGAAAAATCTGATAATATGAGAATTAATTTATACTTTGCAAATTTAGGTCATGTTGCATCGCACATTAAATTTAAATGTTTTATATAACCGATACAGGGACCCATTTATTAAATTGTTTACTAAA